GGACGGCGGCGCGGAGGTGAAGCCGAAGTGCTGCATCAGTTCCATCTCTTCCAGGTCTTCGCCGGCCAGGCCCTCGCCGGATACGCGCTGTACCTTCGTGGAGATGGTCAGCCTGGACAACACCGCTCGCAGCCCTTGGCGCACACCAGCCTGCATGCGGCTCATCTCCCGGCGCACGACGTCGATCGGGCTCAAGACGAACCTCCCGTGAGGTCGACCACCCGTCCAGGCAGCGAGTTCTTGCCACGCCGGTGCTTGCGGTTGCTCGGGTGAGCGTCGAGCAGCCATACCCCGTCTTCCTTCATCGTCAGGGTGGTCGTGGTGCCGACGCGCTTGTTCGACGTGAAGCGGCGCCCCGTCAGGAAGTAGATGCCGTCGATTCCATGCGGCTCGCTCTTCACCGAGATCCGCTGGCCAGGCATCCAGGCCACGCCGTCCTCGGTGTAGTGGCCCAACACCGTGGCGGTGAGCGTGTAACCGCGTAGGCGAGCATCGCTGATGATCTTGCGCCCACGGGCGCGCGCCACTTCTTCGTTGATGGCTTCGTGGTCGACCACCACCTTCGGCCGGTACACGGTCATTCCGTCGTCGCGTACCTTCGCGCGCACGTTGTTGCGCCCGGAGCGCTCACCACCGCCAGTGCCGCCGGCATGCGCCTGGCCCAGTACGGTGACCTCGCTGTATCGCTCGGAGATCGAGCGACGCTCCGAGAGACGCTCCACGTTGTTGCCCTTGCCGTCGCTGTTGAGCACCAGCGTGGCCACCGGCGGCAAGTCATAGCGCGGGCGGCCGACCACGAGTGTGCCGTCCGGGTCGAACCACGGCCACAGGCCATTCGCTTCGGCCGCACGCCGCAGCGAATCCCACGCCGTATCGCCCGGCTCCAGGTTGACCTTCTCCCGCAGAATCTTGTTCTCGGCGTCGATGCGGATCCGCGTCACACCCAGCGGCCGCACGATCTTGGCCACGACGTCTCCCAGGCTGAGCTGACGCATGGAGAGGATCGGCGTCGAGCAATCCAGCAGCACGCCGGCGCCGTCGCGGCCGCTCAGCTGCAGATCCTGGCCATTCTTGTGCACGTCCAGCTCGCGATCGTCGAGGCTTCCGCTGAGAACCGTGGTCGACGTGCCTTCGCGCACCAGGCGCACCTCGACCGCCGCACCTTCCTTGACCTCGGGCGGCAACACCATCCGCGTCTTCGAAAGGCTCATGCGATAGGCATCGGCGGGGATGAAGAGGTCGCTGTCGATGTCGTAGTGAGTCCAGCCCCGCTGGGCCTTTCCACCGATCAGTACCTCGACTTCAACGGGCGTATGCATAGAGCACGTCCCCCCGTTCGATCAGCGCCTGGCGGCCCAGCTGGTTGAGTGCCACCAGTTCGGATGCCCGGTCCGGCGTGCCGTACATGGCATGGGCGACCAGGCGCACCGGGCCCGACACAGGGCTTTCGCGCTGCACCAGCGGCGGGCGCAGGTTGATCACGGCCCGCGCGGCCTCCTGCACCTGCCAGGCCAGCGTGGCCAGCGCGGTGCTGGCCTGGCCGCTTGCCTCCGGGCTCAATGCGGAGCGGGCTGCGTCGATCGCGATCTGGCAGGTGGTGCGGGTCTGTGCCGTCAGCTGCTCGATGTCCTTGCGCTGAAGCATGGGCACGTCGGCTTCGCCGGCGAGCACGATCGCGGCGGCCTCGGCGATCGCCGCCGCGCAGTGGACACGTGCATGCGCTTGGATGATCGCCACGTCGGCCAGCATGGCGGCGCTCGGCACAGGCACATTGGGGAGCAGCACCAAGGTGGCGGGCGCCAGCTGCGTGCGCACCACGTTGAAATCAGCGATGGCCGATACCGCCGTGAGCACGACCGCTGGGCCTTCGTAGACCGCGCTGCGACCGCCGAAAGACAGCCCCTGAAATGCCCGGTCGACCGTGGCCACGAGGTCGGCCGCGTAGGCCCTGGGATACAGCAGCGGATCCAGTGCGCTGAGCAGAAGCCCCGAGGAGCCTGTGATGGACAGAATCCGCCCCACGTAACTCTGCGCTTGGCTGAATGCGTCCGTGAGCACCGAAATGCGCGGCAGGTCGAAGGAAGTACTTCCCACGAAGCGCTCAAGAGCATCATCTGCGCTTGCCCTGCACGACTGCGCGCCCGAGGCGATCGCGTCCGTCATGGTCGACGTGCTGTTCTCGGAGAACACCAGCTCGCGGACGCTGTCTTCCGTGAATATGACGTGGACCACGGCGCCGTCGACAAAGTCGGCGTCGTGCTCGTCTTCCCAGGACGTTGCCATCACGGTCATCAGGCCGTGAATCGGGTGCACTAGGTCGCCGGTACCGGGCAGCTCCAGCGCGTCGACGAACTGCTGCAGCTCGCTCTCGTAGTCGTCGCCGAAGAACACTGCGCGCACGCGCACCCGTCGCGGGCCGAGGCCCATGTCTTCAAGCTCGGCCCCTGCGGTATAGGGGTACTGGTGCTCGGCCACCGCGCGATCGCCGGCGCGGCCGACGCGCTCGATCTGGATCGGGATTCCGCGGAAGCTAGCGTCGAGAAGGGTGTCTTGCCAGGCCATCGGTCAGTTCCTGCGCGCGTCGAGACTGTTTTGCTGGTTGGTCGACGCGGCGATCTCGCGGCCATCGAGCGTCACCTGGATCGGGCGATTTCCTGCCGCCTTCGTCTCGGCGATCAGCTGGTCGAGCTTCTGGGCGAGCGTGTTGCGGTCCTGCTCGAGCTGGGCCTTTTCTTGCTCAAGCTTGGCGATGTAGGCCGGAGAGGCGCCGCCCTCGCGCGATGCGTCGGCGAGCTGGCCCAGCTCGCTGATGCGCGCGTTGCGCGAGGCAATGCGATCAGTGAGGCCCTCCTTGCTGTTGGCGCGCTCGCTGAGCGCATAGCCGGTGGCGAGGATCGGTGCGCCCACGGCTACGAGGCCAGCGGCAGTGCCACCAACGACGACGCCTGCGGTGCCCAGTGTTACCCCACTAGCTGCGCTGGCGGCTGCTGGTGCGGTCCAGCTTGGCGACGCGTTCATGACGCCCCTACCCGCTGCAGCAGCTGCGGCGCCCCCGGCGCTGGCTGCCGCTGAGCCCCCAAGCAGGTTCTTGATGGCGCCCCCACCGAGCAGCATCAGCGCGCCGCTCGCGACAGCTGCTGCCGCTGTCAGGGCGGTGATACCCAGCTTGAGCGTCTCCATCGCGGTGCCCAGCTCGGGGTACTTTTGATAGAGCTGAGTCGTGTGCTCAGCGAGCTTGCCGATCGCCTCATTCGCTCCGCCGAGACCATTGGTCTGGGCGATGAGTTTCTCGTTCTCACTCTGCTGCACCTTGAAGTCAGCGGTCTGAGAAATCAAGGCGAAGTTGCTCTCGCCATATTGACCGTTGGCACCCAGCACGGTTTTATTGACGCCCTTGATGTAGTCCCGCTTGTTGAGTTCGGCGATCAGAGGCATGAGGGCCTGCCGGTCCTGGATGATCTTTCCGATCGCGCTCCCCTGCAGGATGTCCACTTGGGCATCCAGTGACGCCTTTCGCTCTTCGTCGTTTCCTGCCGAGTTGGCTTTCTTGCGCAGAGCAACCAGGCGAGGATCCTTGCTGGCGATCTGGTCGACCAGGTTGACGAACGCATCGAGCGAGTTCACTCCCTTGGCTCGCGCCGCCGCAAGTGACCCGGAAAGGTCGATACCCAGCTTCTTGGCGTCCTGTGCGGTGTCAGATGAGTTGATCTTGAGCAGCAGGTTCAGCAGATTGTTTCCCGCCTCGTCCTTGCTGCCGGCAGTGATCACTGAGCCTTGAGCCGATGCGAGGATCCGGGCATATCCCTCCATGCCATTGAGACCAGACATCTGAGCCGACGCGAGCAGCTTCGGCAGCCATTTGGCCATGTCCTTCAATTCGAAGCCGCCGGCCTGGCCAGCGGCCAACGCCATGTCGAGCATCTTGGGGATGTCGGCCTCTTTGAAGCCGTTTTGAAGCGCCCGAACAACAATGGTGGAGAGGTCTCCCACGCTGGCATTGCCAGCCGCTGCGTACTTGGAAACCGTAGGCAGCAAGCTCTTGGCCTGGTCAGGTGTGACCGACCCGCTGGCCAGCATGTCGTTCAGCCCGCCAAGCATGTCCTCGCGCTTGCCGCCGCCAGCGCGCATGGACGCGACGACGATGTCATCCAGTTCGCGCATGCCCTTGATGCGACCTGGAAGATCTCGATCAGCGAACGCAGTATTGGCCGCATCGGCCAGTTGCCGGTCGTATGTGCGGGCCTGCTGCAGCGGCTGCGCCACAACCATCTTGGCAGCCTGGAACGCGGCCGCACCAGCGGCGACACCCTTGACGATGTTGCCGGTGGCCGACCATGCGCTGCGCAGCCGCTCAGCGAGGCTGATTGCCCGTTGCGTCTCACGGGCGAGGTCTGCTGCCTGCCTGGTCGCCTGCTGTGGCCCCCGCATGCTGGCCAGCGTTGTACCGAGTTGCTTGCTCGACGCGTTGCCCTTTTGTAGCTCCTGCTCGATCTGCTTGAGGTTCGACTCCACTTCCCCCATCGCGCGCCGTAACGGCGCCACCAGCTTGTCGTTCAAGCTGGTGGTGAGGGCGATGCGGAGATCTGTCATGTCGGCGGAGGCTTGCGGCGTGGAGTTCGGGGTGGCTTGCGCTTCTCGCGGCGGCTCACGTAGACCGTGGGGTATTCGTGGCCCTTACGGCCGGCTGCCGCGTTGAGGATCACTACTGCGTCGGCCATCGTGATATCGGCCGACTCCGTCCAGCTCAGACCTGCTTTGACGAGTCCGTGGCGGATGCGGAGGAGTTCGGCGCGGCCGCGATCGCGGCCAGCCGCTTTTTTTCGAGTTCCCCCGAGGCAGCGTCGAGCTGGTTGTAGTCAGACGGGTGCATCGAACACAGCAGGTCGTAGGTGATCTGCTTGGGCTCCAGCGTGCCGAGTCGGACGAGTTGACGGGCCATCAGCGCCGCATTCACGGCGACGCCGTTGTGTCCGCCCACCTGGTCGACCGCATCGATGTTGTCGCCCAGCGTTGGCAGGCGCATCTCGAAATCGCGGTGCAGAACACCGGCGACCTCAACGCCCTGCTTCAGCGTGCCAGTGACGGTGATGCCCTTGACGCTCATTCGGTCACCTTGCGCACAGCCACGAGGGAAATATCACGGCGCGCCTCGCCGTCGGCCTGGTACTCCTCGCCCACGTCGGTGCTGAAGCAGTCCAGATAGCTGACGCGCTGGCCGCCATCGCCCGGATCGATCGTGAGCTTGGCGCCCTCGATGTTGTCCCAGTCGAGCGGACTGCCCTCGATCGGAATTACCGCAGTGACGCGCAGGTCGTATGTCTTGATGCCACGACTGAACCCGGCGATGTTGCGCAGACGGTTCATCGTCTTGACCGGGCGGCGCCCGGTGCTGGTCTTCGGCGACACGGTCGCCACTTCGACTTCGACGCCATCGACTTCGAGGCTGATCGAGCCGACGTATTCCTTCAGTGCCATGCTGACTCCTGTTCAAAACCTTTTGTGCGAACCTGCCGTCACAGCAGAAGATCGAGTCGACCCGCGAACACATGCAGCCCGTTGACCACGTCGGTCGGGATCTTGGCGTTCAGGCGATTCGGATCCTGCGAATCACGCTCGACCAGCAGTGCGTCCTTGTTCGCCTCCACCGCCTCGACGATCTCCAGCTCTTCGCACTTGAGAAGCACGTCGAGCAGCTCGCTCTTCACCTTGGGTGGAGTGCGCTCGCTGAGCTTGTCGCGCGGAAAGCGCAGTTCGATGCGCGTGCGGCAGGCCTTGGCCACGTAGTCCATTGTGCGGATGGTGGTGAGGTCCAGCCAGCTGATGTCGGCCACGCCGGCCGGGTTCTGCGTGTACGTGGTAACGGCGCGCACGATCTGCACGACCTCGCCGGGGCCGACTTCCAGCGGCGTCACGCCGTTGTTCAGGGCCGACTCCTGCTCGGTACGCAGCAGGCGGCTAGCGACGGGTGGCGGCGCGACGTTGACCAGCTTGAGCGTGTTCAGCGGACGGGCTGGATCTTCTTCGCCAGCGATCACGGCGGCATAGCCCGCCGCGACCTCTTCGGCCGGCGTGTACGTGCCTGGCAGGCAGGCCATCGTCATACGTTCCGAGTTGAGCAGCGGACCGAGCGTGGTGGCGGTGGCCAGCGTGCTGGTGAGCGCAAAGACGCCGATCGCACGCCGTTGCTCCATCGGGCCGCTGACGAAGTTCAGGTGCGTGCGCAGCGGCAGCAGTGAGGCCTGCAGCTGGTAGGAGGTCACCAAGATTTCATGCCCGCCTTGGGCGGCCGCCGCCAGCGGAGCCGTGATGTCGGCATCGTTCAAGCCGCCCGTGAAGGCAGTTGCAACAGCCGTCACGCCAGTGGCGCTCGCGGTCGCCGCAAGCTTGACGTTGTTGCCCACCAGGCCCTTGTTGCGGTTCGTCAGTGTCACCACGCCAGTGGCGGCTGCTGCTGTCACCGGCAGGTCGATCTTGGCGTTGATCGCGGCGGCGACTGCGGCAGCGATGACCGTGGCCGTATCCGCCGCCGCCACGGGCACGACCAGCTCGGTCGCGGCGATGTTCACATACACCGATCCTGCTGCGGCGGCCGGCCCGGTGTAGGTGATCGTCGCCGCCCCGGCCACGCCGGCGGCGTTGTCCGGCACAGCCAGCACGAACAGCTGCAGGTACGGGTTGGCGATGATCGCGCCCTTGACCATGCGATGCGCCTGACTGCCACGACCGAACAGACCGGCAGCGGTTTCAGCATCGAACACCTGCGTGATGGAGTTGGCCAGGCCCACCGTGGTGGTCGTGATCTGGGCCACGATCAGCACGCGCTGCAGATTGCTCGGCAGGGTGCGCACCGCCAAGCGGTTGTTGTACTCGAAGTACTTGCCCGGCTTGCGGATGCTCGCCGGGATGCTGTCGAAGGAGATATTGGGGCTGGCCATGTGGATCAGTCCTTGTTGGTGGCTGCAGGCGCAGCCGACTTGGCGGGCTTGGTCGCTTCGACCAGGTCTCCATCTGCCAGGCGGCGGATGTAGTACGCGGTCATTTCCAGGTCCACCGACGCGTCGTCGGTGATGTACTTGCGCGGATCGTCTTCGCGCGGCACCTTCACGCCAGGGGCGGCTTTCACGAGCATTTCAAGGACTCCTTCAGGATCTCAGGGTGACCAGGTCGCTGGTGTCGACTTCCTCGTCGCCAGGCTTGATCAGGTAGTTCAGGCCGATGCGCAGCAGGTCATCGTCGGCGCTGGTGTCGTCCGGGATCTCTTCGACCCAGGTGGTGCTGAACGCCTGCGCGTAGATCGCCATTGCGTCGCGCTGCGCCATGCCCTTCATCACCGAGCGGATCGCGCCAGGCGTGAGCGGCTGAATGGCCAGCCCCAGCTTGTGGTTGGCCAGCGCGAGCTTGTTGTCCTCGATCAGCTGGTACACACCCACGTCTCGCGCCAGAACGGGGCCGCCCATGCGGCCATCGTTCTCAGCGAGGGAGCGCTGTGCACTCAGCACCTCGAAGTTGCCTGTGAGGCGGAAGCGCCGGCGGCTGATGCGGGTCGACTCGGTCACCTTGTCGAAGGTCACCCAGGCGGCCGGCACCGTGCGCACCCAGCCGAAAAGTTCGTCGTCGAGCTGGGCGCCGTAGCTCTCGATCGTCAGGCCGGCGTAGGGCCGGCTGACGGCGCGCAGGCGCGCCAGCATGGCCCGCTCGATCTGCTGGATGGGGCTGGTCACAGCACCCCCGGCAGGTCGCCGAACATCCGCTCGCCGGTGCGCACGGCCGTGGCGCCGCCGGTGGGCGCGGGGCCGCCGCTTCCGGCGAGCCGCAGATCGCCCAACAGGATGTCGCCCTTCGCAACGCCTTCCAGGAAGCGCACCGCGTCCTTGTAGCGGTTGCGGATCTCTTCGGTGGGCATGATCTCGGTGCCGGTGGCGTGATAGCGGGCCACGTCGACCACGACACGCACCAGCGCCTTCGGCGTGACGGCAGGTTGCCCATCCGAGCCGACGAGGGGCAGCAGATAGCGGCGCCCCACATGCCCATTGACCTCGTCCTCGGCCTCGGCGAGCAGGCGTGCCAGCTCGACCAGGTCGGACGACCCGGTCTTAGCACGATCGCTGATCGCGACGGCTTCCCGCTCGCCCAGGCGGGCGATCAGGTCTTGAGGCGTGGCGTAGGGCATGCGGGTACGCCTTACTCTGCAGCCTTGGCCGCTTTGGCGGGCTGAACGACCTGCGGGCCGATTTCGAGCGCCTGCGCTTCGGTCAGTTCGACCGTGTCGCCGGGGACGTAGTCCTCGTTGTCCAGCGACAGGTTGCTGATCACATCGAAGGTGGCGGTGGTGCCGGGCTCGGCGGCGGTCTTGCGATTGCGGGTTGCCATCGTCGTGCCTCCTTACGCCACGGCGTTCTGGAAGAAGCAGCCGACCTCCTGGAAGGGCACCAGCTCCTTGACGTGCTCGCCGACGCGCACCGTTTCACCGCCTTCGAGGCCGATGTTCGGATTGACGATCGTGCCCGACACCATGTCGCCCCACTGTGCTGTGAAACCGAAGGTCGGCAGGCCGCCCTTGGTGTCGCGCACAGACTTGTCGATGCGCATGAACGCCGCATGCTTGCCCCACAGACGTGCGTATGCGGCCGTCTGGCCCTTCTTGGCCGTGTTGGCGAAGGACTCGCCCACGTACAGCTCGTCCAACTCCAGCAGGTCTGCGACAGCCTTGCGCTGGATCACACCAGCTGCAGCGGCGCCGCCCATGCCGCGATCAGCATTGAGCACCGCGGCGACCACCTTCGGATGCATGCGCAGCTTGGTCCACACAGCCCGACCCACGGTACCGACGTTCGGGCGTACCAGCATCGAGTCGAACATGGTCAGGATGGCGCTCACGGGATCGCTGTTGGCGTAGTCGCTCCACTGGCTGGTACCGGCGAGCGTCGTGCGGAGAGCGGCCGCGTACGTGTTGAGGTTGAAGTACAGGTCCGCCACTCGCTTCTCGCGGGCCATCTTCACCAGCAGCGCCGTGCGCTCGGCCGCAGCGTCGCGCGGGTCGTAGTTGGTGCCCTCGGCGTTCTTGATGTCCTTGTTCGGCACCAGATCGTCGAGGCCGTAGTCCTCGGTGGAGTCGGTGACGTCGATGCCGCCGAACTCGACGACGTTCGGCGCGCCGGTGCGGCCGACGCGGACATCGGGAATGGTGAAGACTTCGTCCGTCGAGAACTTCGTGTAGATGAACTTCTCGGACGGCACCGGGATACGCGGGCAGACGTCGTCGGCGATGAAGCCCGTGGGCTTGATGCCCATCGCAATCTGCGTGAGACGCGGCTGGACTGTGAACGGAGCGGTGTTGGTGCTCATTGGATTCCTTCAGTTGAAAACGCGGATCAGCCCTGCATCACGCTCGGTGCGATCCAGAGGGAGCCGATGTCGCCGAGGACGCCCGCGACCTCGGCGATGCCGATGACGCGCACGTTGGAGCCCGCTGCCGGCGCGGCCACGATGGCGCGGCCGATGGCGTCGCTGGTGAGCGGGTCGCCGGCGGCCACGTTGCCGCCGTACTCGACTTCGCCGATGCCGTGGCGCACGCCGTCGACGCGGTCGCCCGCCACGGCCGCAGCGATGCGCCCCGTGACGCCGACCAACTTGTCGGTGGCGGCCGCGCCAACCAGGATGCCGCCGTCGGCCGCACCGAACTTGAAGATGCGGTAGGCGGGGATGGCGCCTTCGGCGCTGTAGTTCTTGCTGAACAGTTCGTTGCGCATCGCGCTCACTCCTTGTCGGTGCCGGCCTGGACGGCGTCGATCGCCTGGCCCATGCTGATGTGCTGGCCCTTGGCGGCCAGGCGGTTGCGGTAGTCGGCCGCACGGTCGGAGACCTGGCGGTTGGTCATCGCCTTGTCGGTACGGCCCTTGCCGGCGACCTCGCCAAAGCTCACGATTTCCGGCAGGGCCTGCAGCTGCTCGCGCAGCACCTCGTGCAGGGGGCGCGCGGCCTCGCCGTCACCGAAGCTCACGCATGCGGAGTCAACCGGCGTGGCAAGGTGGTCCAGCGAGGCCACGAGCACTTCTTTGGCACCAGCAGGCCAGCGAGCCTGGGTGATCAGCGTGTCGGCGAAGCTCACATGCTCCGCGTGGCGCTTGTCCGCCTGGCGCGTGCGCTCGGCGTCCTGCAGCGTCTGGATCTGCTTCTTGGCAGCTTCCAGCTCGGTCTGCAGCTGTTCGGGGGTCTTCGGTGTGGCCATGTGCTCCTGTTGAGTGGCGGATGGGGATTCGGCAAAGGAGGCGCTGCCGAAGGGGCGCAGGGAATCGTCTTGCTCACCAGCACGCTGACTGGCCTCCCGGAGGCTCTCGATATCCCAATCGGGCAAGACGCGGTCGGCGGCTTCCTGCCCCTCTTTGCTGATGAGCCAGTCGCGCAGACCACGGAACATCCGAGCGATGCCCATGCCGCTGTAGGCCGGCAGATCGCCGAAGCTGATCTCGCAGGTCACGAACTCGCTACCGTCATCGGAGAAGCTGGCGGTGCGCAGTCCCTTGACGGCTGGCGCCATCGCGCCGAGGCACCCGATGTCGCGGAGGTAGTACTGGCCCGGCGTCGGACTGTTGGGGCTGCTCGGCGTGTAGAACCGCGCGGAAATCTTCTTGAAGCGGCCTTTGCGGTGCAGCTCGGCAAAGTCCGCGTCGACCTGCTGGGCGTCGGCCGTGAGCGCACCGTCCGCAAAGCTCAGTCCAGCCGCCCATGCGTAGGCGGGCGCATCGTGCTTGGGGTGCCCGACAACGAACGGCGCCTCGTGCAGCGCGGGGTCATAGCGCTCGGCGATGCCCCGGAGGTCGGCTTCCGTGAAAGACACTTCGGTGCCTTCCATGCTGGTGACCGTACCCGGCTTGAAAATCTGAATCGATGCCATGCCGGCGACTGTGCCGGCCGGTGGCTTACCTGCGCAGAGTGACGCGCGTCAC